AATGGCGACGCAAACACCCATGGGTATGAACCGGACTGCCATTTGGTGACGTGTCCGACGATTGTTGCCGGTGATGCGAAACCGTTGCGACCTACTTCGTCACCATGGAGCAGTAGCGCACGATAGTTGCCGATTTCGATTCGTTGCACGTCTTCTGGTGATTCGCCGAAGTTTAGGCGTTTTTCGCCTGCGAGTAGTTGTCGGGCTAGTTCGTAGCACATGCGGTCGAAGTTGTCTGCGCGTGGCACAGCGTCACGTTTAGATCCGATGCGACCGTGGTTGCCCCATTCGGCGACTACTGTGACGTTTTCGTAGTTTGCTAGGGCTATGCGGATGACATCGACGATTAGGCGTGACACGTTCACGTATTGCTCGAAGATTGTGGAGTCAATTTCAAAGGCTTGGGTTGGGAAGTTGAACAAACCCTCGACCATGTCGCCACCGAATGCGATTGTCACGTTTTTGACTGGGTGCGATTCGCGGTGCATGTTTGTAATTTTGATTGCTTTGTCGGTGAATCGAATTACACGTTCGCGCATGACTTCGGTGTTGTAACTTGTTGTGCGTTTTGCGCCTTGCCAGTCGGTCAGCACCCATAGGGCTTCTTCTAGGTTGCCTTTGCGCTTGTCTTTGGTTACTTGGTTTACTGGTGGCACTTTGCCGATTGCGAGCATGGCGTCGAATGCTGCGCTCCTGGTTACTTCGACTAGGTGTTCGGTGCGGTCTTTGGCTTTGAGTAGGTCGCGTTGGGCGTGCATGAGTGCTTTGCGGAGTGCTTGCACATCTGCTGGTTCTTCTGCCGGCGGTGTTAGTTCTTCCAGCATGAGCATTCCTTTGCGCGGTGGTTGGCTATTGGTCGGTCGCTGATGTTTAGGCCGAGTTTCCGCAGCTCGTCGGTGAGTGTCCGCACTTGCCATTTTTTGTAGTCCATTACAGCGGCTTCGAGAATTTCACGATCGGCTGGTTCAAGGTCTTCGAGTATGCGGCGCACTTTGCAGGGCTTTATGCGGTTTGGTGGGAGTAGGTTTTCTAGCATTAGTCGTTATCCTGCCATACGTGGATTAGGACACCTGGGAGCGTGTCTTCGGTTGCCCATTGTTTTGTGACGGTCAAGTGCACAATTCTTGAATCGTCTTCGATTAGGAACGAATCGGTCATTGCGTCTAGGACTGATCGTGCCAGTTTGTCGATGTCTGGTTTTTGTGTCATTTTGGGTTTCTTGTTGCTTTTGGCTTGTTCCATTGCAAACATGAGCGACACGTTGATTGCTCCGTCTAGGCGGATGTAGTCCTTGCTCGATTGGATTGTTTCGGTGACGAGTTTGCGCCAAGCCTTGTTGCCGCCTGATGCATCGACTAGGACTGCACGACCGTTGATTACGAAACCTTTTTTTGAGCCTTGCGGTGCGGCTTTGCCCGGCACATAGACAGCGAATCTTGTCATTTGTTGCCTCGAGCCCATAGGTGAACAGCGGTGATGTAGTCGCCGGTTAGTTCGATGTTTTGTTTTTTGCGAATGTTGCCAACAATGTCATCCATGCTTTCATCCCATAGTGCTTCAGAGATGTTGAACAGTTCTCGTTTCCATTGCGCTAGGGCTTCGCTGACGAGCAGTAGGACTACTTCGTCTGTTGGCAGGTTTGTTAGTCCTCGGTCTAGGACTTCGAGTTCGATGTCGCTGATTTCAGTTGGCATTAGAACGGCACATCCTCGAAGTTAGCAAGGGTTGCTGGTGCTACTGGGATTAGGTTGCTGGTGTGTTGCTTGATGGTTGCGTCGTTCAGGTGATGTTCGACAGCGGTCTTTTCCTCACCGGTCTTGGCGGTGTATGTGCCAATTTTGGTTGATAGGCGACCGTCAATCATGATCTCGTCATTCTCTGCAACGTGCAGCTGTGGCATGTCAAACCAAACAGTCCATAGAACGAACTTTTCTTGTCCTCTAAAGTCTGACTTTTCCCAAACTTTGATGATTCCTTTGCCGGTCTGTGTAGCGATTGATGAAGCAACTTTTCCTGCAACTGTGATGATTGGCATTCTGTGTTTCCTGTTCCCCTGCAAAAGTTATCCACAGGTTTGCTTAATATGATTATTTAGATTTTTATTTATTTATTATTAAGTTTTATTTGTAGGACATATGTGTCCTGTATTGCTACCTAATATGTCCTGTATTGCTACCAAGAATGTCCTGTAATACAAGACGGCCTGTGGATAAGTCACGATGCCAAAGAGTGCCATCGCACCACTCTGGACAGTCAGTTCTGATGAAGTAACGATTGCTCGGTGATGAACCATTAGCCACCCCACCATGTCTTACGATCTCGATTTCGCCGAGTTCCACCAGCTGCGACAGAACACGCCGAACAGTCCTTGTTGAGGTGTTGGCGTATTTAGCGAGGGTTTCTTGCGACGGGTAGCAACCGAGTTCTGGGTTGTCATTTGTGTGCCAGGCAATACCAAGTAAAACTAACTTCGCGGTGGCCTGTGCCGGTGAATGGTGCAATACTGCAGCCATTGCTTCTGCGCTCATTCTGTGTCTTTCTGTGTTTTTGTTGCACTAACTGTTGTATTCTAATACGGCGACCCTAGGTTTCTGTGTGCCTAGGGTCGCTTTACGTTTACGGCGTGTCTGTGATTGCTTTGCCAGCGTCGTCGATTTGCTGAATGAACTCTTTTGGTTGTAGTGATCTAACAGCGTCTTTGCGGAGTGAGCGCAAGCCAACCAGGTTCTTTTCGGCAACCAATGCGATTAGGTCTGCATCCCAGTTTCGGTCGTTGCTGATTGAGCCTCGAGCAACCTTTTCCATTTCCTCACGGCTAGGTCGTTTGCCCTTTGGTGAATACGAATAGGTAGCGAGTGCTCTGCCTATCGCGCTGGTAGCACAGTTCTCGACAAAACTCAGTTTATTAACTGGGCTCGAGTTTCGGGTTTCCTGTGCGAAGTCGATTGCGACTGGGCGTGCATCGTCGCGGTCAGCGTAAACGCTGGCTTTGATGACGATTTCGGTTTCGTTGATTAGAACGATCTCGGTGTGGATTCTGCCGTCTGGGTGTTCAGCCCAAAACTTGTGAATGCGAGATTCAACCGGTTCGTAATCTGCAGGTAAGAATGCCATGTGTAGCCTTTCTGTGATAGGTGTTCACAGTATAAGGCTTGGCAGCTACTTTTTCTTGGTCTTCGAGTTCACCGTGTCGATTGCAGAGTTGATTGAAGTGTCAAAATCGTCGTCAGGCACTTCACCTTTGCCAGCGTAGGTGAATAAAACGGCCATAGCAAGCCCTAGAACGGCCCCTGACGCCCCGAAAATGGCAGACTGGAGTGGTTGTAGCCCCTGCAGGCTTCCAGCGCCTAGAAAGGCGATTCCAGCTCCTGTAGCGAATGCCAGAACTCTTAGGATTCTTTTGACTGGTTTACTTTTTAGCAGGCTTTTTAGCAGCTGGCTTTTTGACAACTGGCTCCTCCTCGTCTTCGACGGTTATGGTCTGTGCGACTAAGGTTGCTTCGATTAGGGCTAGTGGGTCTTCAACTGGGTTGGTTGCCAGGTTGATTTTCTCGCCAGCCATCAGATGAAGATGTGGCCCAGATGAGGCAGAGCCGCTGTTTCCTGACTTGCAGAGAACTTCGCCACCCTTTACAACGTCGCCAACTTTCCAATGCGCTGACTGGTCTTCTGCCAGGTGGTAGTAGCCGAAGATTTTGACCTCAAGTTTGCCTTTGACAATCACCGGTGCGCTGATCTCAATGAAGTAACCAAGAACGCTGGTTTCGCCAATGTTCTTGACACGACCGTTACCGATAGCCAAAAGCGGTGTGCCTGACTGCACAGAGTAGTCCAAGCCGCGGTGTGGGCCGAGGCCTAGTTTCTTGCGTGTTTCGCCGTGTGTGCCGAACTTATCGCTAATGCGTGACGGTTTGGCTGGGTGGAATGTTTGAACGGTTACTTGCTTTGACATTATGCGAGTGCTTTCTGTATTAGAGCGATGATTGTTGCGGTCATGGCTGCGGTTACTACACCTAGAAGCATTGCGTAGCCCTCGATTTTGCGAACCCTGCGTTCTAGTTCCGCATAGTTTTTGACGGTTGCTTTGATTTCTGCAATGTCTTCAACGATTCGCATTAGCAGGTCTGACTGTGTCGGTCGTTCGCCGGTCATTACTTGCTCTTAGTTGTTTTGACTGGCTCGAGTGAGACGAGGTAAGCCTGGTAGTCGCTGTTTGATTCATCGCATGGTATCCATGCTTCGTTGCCGTCTGCGTCTGTTCTTTTAATCATTGTGTTGCCCATCTCATTAGGCACAACTTCATAAGTGTATTTAACCATTTCTATAACTCCGAGTTCATTTCATACCATGAGAAAGCCGAATTGCTTTCAGCCCAACCAGAGTTTCCGGCTGTTGCCGCTGCTGTTGTTATTTCAAAAGTGACTGCTTGAGGTGTGGAAGAACGCGCTGTGATAGCGGTGGTCACTCGTGCGCCACCATTCGAATAGATGTCTAGTCCATTGGCTGCACCCCTTGCAAATGTCGGTGCACTTCTCATTACCACCGGCAAAGGAACTACCATGTAAAATGCGGTAGATGTAAAGTAAGAGCCGTTGCCTAGAGGTTGCACTCCTGCTGTGTGAGTGATGCGCTGATAATAGCGTTGGCATGCGGCTAGTTCACCCTGCAAAGTGCCACCAGCACGAACAAACGGTGTAGCAACCGAACCAGCCTCAAGTTGCACATTTGCAAAACTATAAGTAGTTACCCCAGTAGTGCCAGATTCCAAATCGACACGCAAATAAGAATAAGTGCCAACGGTTTTACCGGTAATGCTCGGAACGGTTGCGGTAACAGTAAAACGCTGCCAATTAGTTGTAAGAGTTTGCGCCGTCAAATTGGTAACAACCGTAGAAGAACCACCAGAACCAAAATCCTGCACCAAACGAGGAGTGACGTTTTTAGTTCCAGTATTGACTTTCGCATAAAAAGAAAATGTGACAGTTTGACCTGCAAAAGTCACTACGTTTTCTATGCGTTGCTCCAAAACAACTGAACCTGAGCCAGAGGTCGTATAAGCGGCTTGTAAAAAGAAAGTGGCTTCAGGCACATCGGTTTGGCCGGGAGTGAAAGTTTGGCGTGTGACGGCCAAAACTCCACCCGAACCAGAATCCGACTTCCAACGGTCTGCCGCATAGCCGCCAGCACCCGAAAAGTTTATTGATGTTCCACGCTGCCAAATGTCGAAGCCGCCGTTGATAATCGCATTGCGGCGAGTAGGCACATAAGTAGCCAACAAAGACGCAGCATTAGTAGTGTCAAGCAGCTGCACCCAAACACCATCCTGCAAATTGTAAAGACTCTCACGGTTCACCAAATAAACCGTCATGCCATCAGTGCCATCACCCAACGCAGCATTACGCGCCGTCTCATCAGCAAACACCATGACAGACTGATCCATCAAATAGTCCTGCACCTGCGACGCAGGCAACGTCTGCCCATTTACAAAGTCATACCATCCAGCCATCAAAACTCCTTCCAAGTTTCAAGTGTAGTAAACCAGTTATTCACATCGATGCTGTGACTTACCTTAGTAATCGTGTAAGCGGCATTGATGTTGATGTTGTCAGTTTCATAAACAACATTGATGACATCAGCAGGGAACAAAGTAACCGCACCAGTCAAATTGTGGTCACGGTCAATCGCTGGTGTCACAACCTGCTCTACCAGAGTTGCAGGTCGAGAGGCAAACACGCTTGAAGCCCAAATAGCTGCATCCGATTCATCAACTAAATCGACGGTAAAGTCATCCGAACGCTCACCATACAAGTCAATGCTGTCCTGATCTACGACCACCAAATCAAAAATCGGGTCTGAGTAATACTGATACTTTTGTGTAATTAGCACGTTGTTGTAAATGTCATCAGCGTTCGTTGCGGTCGCAATGTCAGCCATGCACAAATGCCCTGGATCACCATGATTGTTGCCCACGGTGTAATCAGGTTCGATGTTGGTAGCCCTAGAGCGGTAGAACAACGCATCAAGGTTAGGTTCGTAGAAAATGATGCCAAGACCGGAGTTGAGAATGTTCAAAACAACCGATCCGAAAGTAGTATTGTTTGCCATCGTTCTAGTCATGCGCGGCTGCTCACCAACCACGCTTGTAATGATGTTTATAGGAAAGCCAATGTCATTCATGTGTTCTTCTAGATAGAACAGCTGCAAACTAGGTGTCAAATCGTCATATAGGGGATCCCAATCAATTCGACGATTGACAAGCAAGTTCCAAATGTCAGTCGCCTGAATAGTAATCTGATTCGGTTGCTCCGGTGCATAACTAACATCAATGTCATTCACGAACCCCGACCAAACAATAAAGTCGGCAACACCCTCACGATAAAGCCGCACCCTAACCGGTGTGCTAGGTCGAATGTAGGAATAGTTATTTGGGTCGAACTCCCAAGACTGCATCTGAATAGTCGCACGCCCTGCGTCAGCCTGAAAAAAGACGTTAGAGCCAACAGAACCACCAATGGTTGTCTGCACCCTGTTGATCTCGCAAGCCAAATCCTGCCAAGCCAACGTGCCAGCCGAATCATCGCCCAAAACATCTGTGCCACCAAGCAAACTGATGCCCAAAACAAAAACGTTATTCACATCCTGCGGCAACAACATCTCAACGCGCAAATCTGTTGCGATGTCAAAGTCAGATAGAACAGCCATTACTGAACCCTGTTAGACGTTAGTTGTCCGGTGTAGCCAGTCTTAGTCGCCTTATTCACAATGTTCGTGATGTCCTGTGCAGAAACCTTTGGCGTGTTGATAGTGATGTTCACGTTGCCCTTGCCAGAAAAATCAAAACCAGTATTAGAACTATTTGGCTGTGGTTTAGTCAAAGGTGCGTTATTTACTTTAGGAATGATTTGACCACTGTTATCACGAACTTGGCTAGGTGCAGAACTCACCGGTGCGCTACCAGGAATAGACAAGATGGCGGCAACCGAGCCAGCGGCCAACACTAGCGGATTCAATAAAGTAGCTGCGTTGAACAACAACATCGCCGCTCTAGCGGTGTTGATAGCAGTTGTAATACCTGCAACAGCATTAGCCGCGGCGGATAGGGCAGCAACTCCACCAATCAGCGGAACAAGCCAGTCTTTGTTATTTACAGCCCATCTAGCGGTAGCGGCAAGATTTTTTAGAATGTCAGCTGCAGCGTCAGAGATTTCTTTCAACTGACGTTGTCCAGGTGGCGACGACATCCATTTAGCGAAATCATCTAGAACTGGCAAAAGCGCAGTTCCGATTTTTTCCTGAATTTCACCGAAGATGACCTGCATGCGCTGGTAAGGGTCGAGGTTTGCGGCTTTCTCGGATGCTCCTGCGAAGGCTGTCGCCAGGTCTTCGATAGGTGTCTTAGAGCCTTTTAGGCTTGGAATAAGTTTGAGCAAAGCGGTGTCGGAACCTGCAAGGCTTTTAGCCATGGCCTGGCTCACAACATCAAGACCTTTACCGGTAGCCGCTGAAGCGTCAAGAGCAATAGCAAGCAAATCTTGCGACTTGTTTACATCTTTAGTTGCTAAAAATAGTTTCTGAAACGCTGGGCGAAGTTCATCATCGGCTACGCCTGCTTGCATTGATAATCTAAGAATAGATTTCTCTGCAGCTGCAACCTGATCTAAAGTCGCATCAGCGGTATTTTGCATAGCCAAGGCGAGCAACTCTTGGCTTTTGCGGTCTTCAACAGCAGCCATAGTCGCTTGCTCTAGTTCCCTTGTCAAGAGCCTAAAACTCAAGCCAACACCAATGGCGGCAAAAGCGCGGTTCATTGACTTGCTTATGGCTGAAGCACGTTTGTTTAGGCTATTGAGTGAGCCCTGCGCCCCCTGGGTTGCTTGAGTGAGTTTCTTGAACTCGCCGAGAATTTCGACATTGAGGATCAAGTTACTCATCCGGCATTCCTCTCATTCACAGCGTCAATAAACGCTTTGTATTCCTCAAGAGTAAGAGAACGATAATCGCTTGGTGTCAGTCCTGTAGCCAAACAGAACTCTGCCATGCGTTTAGCAGATTCGCTTACGCTTGCTCTTTTGGGTCGGTCAAATACTCCGACACCCAGTTAGTCGCCTCGTTGAAAGTCATCTTGCCGACTTCTTCAATTTTGGCATTCTTGTCAGCGCGTTGCTGCAATAGAAACACCAAGAATTTGAGTGCGCGTGCCGGGAACTCGCCTTTACCAAACAAAGCGTTTACTGATGATCCAGTAAGTTTCTCAAGCTGCTCGATTTCATCCATGGTTAGAACATCGAGGATGGTGCGTTCTGTGTTACTCATCTGTGCCTTTCGTGCTGTTCGTTTGAATAAGTCTATCCAAGGAACGGTAATAGTTTTGGTAAACCTCGTCGCGCGTAATGCCAAGAGCCTTGACAAAAAACGGTTGAGGTTTGATGTTGCGTTTGAACCATCCCCAGTGAATCGGGTTAGCGTAAGGAACTTTGCCGTTGTTACCAGCAGACACAGTTACCTTGTTGAGAGCCTTTGAAGCCCTGATGGTGTTGCGAAGATTACCTGAACGAACAGGAACAAGGTTTCGGGCTTCGCGAGCCACAATTTCACCGGCTTCATTACCTGCAGACTTTATGTCCTTGGCATCTACACCGATGGCCTGTAAGGCTTTGATTGAACTGCGAAGACCCTTGACCTTGATTCCCGACGTGTCGGACATCGACTAAGAAACCTGCTTTGTTACACCGTAGTATAGGGCAGATGCTGGGTTGTGTCCGGTGTTCTTCACTCGTAGAGTTACCGAGAACTGTGAGATTTCGTTCGAAGTCAAGTTCAATGGTGGCAACTGGTCAAAGACAACAGTTCCCTCGTAGTGAGGCTCGTCTGCGGTTGCAGTCGCGTTGCCCAAAGGTGCAATGCTGAAAGTTGCAGTAGATCCGAAGTTGGCCCAAAGAACCTGGTAAAGCGAAGTGTCCTCGCCTGAAGTGATACCGTCGAGCTGCAACGACCACTCGCCGCCAACACGAACCTCGCAGAAAGTCTGAACGTCGCCAGGCGCGTCGCCTAGTTCGAGGACTACTGCGTTAGCGTCGCAAGCATAGTCAGTGCTTCCGATTTTGAACTTGATGTTTTGCGCCTTGATGCGCGTTGAAGCAGCCATTCCTGGAGCCTTTCTTAGATTGTTATCTGCACATCTGTTTGCACAGACACTGCTAGATACTCGGTGTTATTGGTTTGAAGGTTGAACGGTTGCCCTGCGCTGATCATGCGAGCATAACCAGGCAAAGCGTTGATGACGGCCTCAAGGAGTTCGTCAAGTTTCTCGGTCGCTTGCTTGTTAGTGGCCTGTGCCGCTACGCAAACAAGTTCGAGGTTTAGCGTGTATTCACGGCTAAGGCTTGACGGCCTCAAGTAAGGAACTCCGCTGTTGATGATTACGATGGGCGGCACGATACGCTCTGGCACATAGTCCATAACTTTTATGCCACCTGCTACTAGGTCAAGTTTGAACTCGACTTTTGCAGCTGTAATCTCGTTGGTCATGCTCCATACCCACAATAAGGCTGGAGCAATGGGTAAACGGCAATCATTGGGTCACGTGCAACGCGAACCGGAGTGCCATCCATTGAAGCGAACTGTGCAACGCCTTGAGGTGCCGAGCGACGGTGGAAGAGTTCCGACGAAGCAATATAAATCGCTTGGTCTTTGATGCTTGCAGGAACCGTAGTGATTTCGCCAATGTAACGCTCAACTAGGGCTGTGCCCGAGGTCAAGCATTCCTGTGGAAAATCTGTTTCATCGGTTCCGACATAAGCCTGGAACTCTGCCAACGTCACTGACATTTGTCCTACTAAGCGGTTACGTCTAGTTTGACGATTGCGCCTACGCGTGGAGTAGCGACTGCCAGGTAACCGTAAACAGAAATGCTGTCGGTC